TCTGTAGCAACTTCTCCTTTAATTACAAGGGTTCCATTATCTACTGTTACATCTACATCCTTCTTGTCGAATCCTGCCAAAGCAAGATCAACACGGAAGATGTCATCTTCTACCTTTACAATATTGTAAGGTGGATATGACTGATGTGATGCTGTTGTGTGTACTGAATTTAGGCGATCAACCATTCCGTTGAAGCCAATAAAAAAGGGATCCTTGAAAAGGTCCCATGTGTATGTTGTTACCATTTTATTCCTCCTTTAAGCGAATAAATTAATATGTGGGCCCCTAATGGCGACCCACATATATTATAGCAAATATTTATTTACTAGTAAATCTTCTTTTTCTTATCCTGCATTTTTTGTTCATCTGCAGTGGCCGCATAAAGAGCTCTTTGGTGTGCCTGTGCTCTACCCTTTGATGGGTGGCAACCCTTTAATTCACCCTTGTCATTTACAACAGCCCAGCCTTTGCATCCTGCTGCACCTTGTCTAATATCGTATGGCATTTTTTCTCCTAATCATTTGGCATTTCTGGCATCTCCATTGGAAGAATGCCCATCTCTTTTGCAATCTTATATCCTTCTGGACTAAGATTTATTGTTGCTTCTAAATTCTCATCATATTCAACCTGCATATGACCATCCATATACAACTCTAAAAGAGCTTTGTCTACATAATGCATATGGGCTTCCCATAATTCTGGAGCAGAGTCTTTAGCAGATTCATTTATAGCAAATATAAATTCACCGCTTTCATCTACACCAGCAATTTCCACAGCACCAATTTCAATATATCTTTCAAGCCTCTTGCTGTCTTCTTGGTCGTCCATAACTATATTATACCAATTCTATTTTGATTCCTATTATAGGTCCTAATACAATGGCAATTAGCACATACTATATCGCACTTAGCCATTTCTTCAAGCCCTTTTTCTCTGCTGATACGTGAATATATTTCACTTACGCTGCCAGACTTTTCAAATTCTGGTTTATGGTCAAACTGCAGCATGTAGTGTGGATACTTTTCTCCGCAATCTATACAGCCAGAATCTTCTTTAATCTTCCACACTTCTCTTCGCCTACGTGCTTTTCCAAGATTACTTCTTTTTAAAGTTTTTTGATGCTGACCATCTCCAAGGTAATAGGCTATAGTTCCTTTTGAGCAATTTAAATCAGCCTGAATTTGTCTGTAAGACTTACCTTCGGCTCGTAATTTAAGAATACTTTCTTTTAGTGTCATAGGATACTATTGTAATGTACCATCTTCGTTTTTGTCAATGGTAGACTCTACGAGTTGTTGTACATATTCAGAAAAATGTTTTCTAATATTTCCTGGTGGGCGTGATCCTGATGCTCTCCATATTCTTTTATATTCTATTACATTAGAGAATGTAGTAGGGCATAGCATTTTGCCATCATATTCTTTTAATACCGTAGGAAGTGGTACATGTTTACCACAACATTTACACTCTTTAGCTTTATCTTGATATATGCTCATACTATTTCCATTCCCTCTATAACCTCAGACAACTCCCTTGGCATTCTTGGAGCTCTGATAACATTTAACCTTGTAGTATCTTTTTCTTCTTCTCTGTCCCACCTCATAGGATCATATGTATGTATATCTATTTCTTGGTTATTTTCTGGTCTAGTTCTACTTATAGCATTATAAATAGAACCGCAAACCGCATCAGCCAAGTCTTTAGATCCTTTTCGTGGATGGTCAACTCTATCTCTCATTATTTTTAGTTGAAGTAATTCATCTATTAAAAGCGGAATATGTGGTCCAGATAATCTTTCTTCAAGCACCACCATTGCCATGTCGTCATAATGTTTTTTAGCAACAGACAATGTTTCCGTATTAATTCCATATGCTTTTAGCTGCTGCATCATATCATGAGAGTTCCATCTATCAAATGTACAATATGTAATCTTTTACTTCTGTAAAATCAACTGACTTTTCTGCAGTTGGCGTCCAATATCTAACTGCATCAACCTCTACTATTGGAGCTGGTTGAGAATAAGTATCAGTTACCTTTATATTGACCCACTTCTGTACGTGTGCCATAGCAACAGCACAATGGTCATGTTTTTGTGCTAAGTCTACGTGCAAGAAATACTCTTTGTCTGGATCTGGTGCAAACCATGGCTCAAGCCTTCCAAAAGAATCTACAGCTAGGGCCATATTGCTAAATGACTTTTCTATCTTTTCACGAGATTTAAAGAAGGCATCTATTGCTTCTGGTGGCATACATGCAAAACGACTAAGTGCATCTGGCATATTTTTATAAAACTCAATTTTAAAATCTTCAATTTTCTTTGTCGGATTTACATCCCATGTTGGCCTCTTAAGAGCAAATACCTTTGGAATGTTATAAGATACGATATGGTCTTCTTCCCACTCAACAAGAATTTCATTTCCCTGTGTTCCATCTGGCAGATCCTCATCCATTTTTAGAACTTTGCTCTTTACAATAGTTTCTTTTTCTGCAACTACAGAGTCATAAAACTTTTGAATAGGATCATTTTTAAAGCGTGGAAACGATAGCAAAATAATCTTTCCGTAATCTGGAAAACGGGATATAACAGATCCACGATACATATCATAAATAGCATCAGCAGTTTTAGCTTGGTCGTGCCCTGTTGTATTTTCCGTGGCAAAGCCTGAGATTTCGTCTAGGATTACGGCAATAACGTTATAGCCTTCGAATGCTTCACGCTCTGAGTGTCCAGAGTATACATTTACATTTTTATTAAATCTAATTTCAGACGCCTTTGGATCGTACTTTCCAATAAACCATGGGCTTCTCTCAATACGAGTCTTAAATCCTTTAAAGAAAACATTGTTTGCCTGTTGTGCGTTAACAGCAATATTAATAATATCAATTGTATCTCCAGGCGGCTTGCCATAATACGTAGCAGGATCTTTCAAACATAATAGAAGATATACCATATATGATACAGATATTGTTGATGTGTAATCTTTGCCAGAACCTTTACCCAATTGTGCAATAATTTCAGTACAGGTTTGTTTGTATCTACGAGTTCCTTCTTCTTCACCAAATAGTTTTATTAGTGTAGATTCTTTATATATCTGAGAACCTTTTTCAATTAATGTATATTGATATTCAGAAAGTGGTGGTAGGCCAAGATAGTCTGGACTTGTTACAAATGTACGTAAGTCGACTGGTCTTTCTTCAAATTCTTCTCCGTCGAGTATATCAATAAGATCATTGAAATTAAGATCCACTAGATTCCTCTGTATCGATTACAACTGGCTCAACAATTCCAGTTATTTGAGATAGACGCTTTGCTACCTCTAACTTACACTTAGGACATGTGGCTGTTACTTCTTTTAGAATCTTTACAAGGATATCTTGCTTCCGCTCAGTTTCCGCTAACTGGGTTGCAAGTTCTGCGTTGTCTAGCAAACCTACTTCTTGAAGCATGCCTATACGCTTGCCTTCAATATCTGCAATTAGTTTTAATGCCGTTGCTTTAATGTTTAATTGCCCAGCTTGGTCTGCGTCTTCTACGGTCTTCCAGGCCTCTTTAATGAGCATGGCATAGTGTTGGTCTGCTCCAGAGATGGCCTCCTTAGCCCTCTCACGAGCCCCAGAATCGCTTCTGACGACCTGTTTCCACTCTTCTATATACTCTAACACTTCTGCACGTTTAAAACCCGTTACAGTGGCAATCTGGGTAGGAGTATTACCCTTGAGTAATTCCTCTACTACCTTATTCATTCGATCAAAATGATCAGCTAATTCAATGTCCATATATATACATTATAATCCTAGTCGACTAAAAAATCAACTAGATTTTTGCTTGGCAATCTTTAATAAGACTAGATATCCAATTAAATCGTCAATATCATTATCCCCTGGATAATCTGTACCCTTCATGAGTCTATTTAATTTATCATCAATACGGACATGAAGTTGTTCTCTAGGTCCCGCCTTTGAAAATATACGAACAGGGTCAAGGGCTGAATTACCATAAGCAATATTCTTTTTGACCAACATGTTTTCTAATATTTCTTTTCCTGCTTCTGTTCCCACCGTTAGCAAGTATAAATCTTCACATCTAAATTGATCCACATCTGGGAATACTGGCTCAAGCATTATCCATCTCCTTATATAACTGTTTAAGTCCTCTTAAGGTTCCGATATCCATATATCGTCCGCCTGGTCTTACTGCTCTAATATTAGATCTTTCATCAATCCAATCCTGGATTTGTTTTCCTGGATGGTCTAATTTAGGATCAATGTATCTTATCATATTCTTTCGGAATAGCATAGTGCCCCACATATCTTTATAGTCACAATCTGCTACTTTATCTTTAGATGCATTTACTCTGCCATCAGAACCAACTAAAACTTGACCAACTCTTCCCTTTAATTCTTCTGTACATTCCCAAATACCTAGGACAAGATCTGCTGTGGTTTCTTTAAATAATTCTTTATAAATATTTCCTGGGGCATTTAAAATATATGTATCTGGCATACCCACAAGTACAGTATCGTTATACTCACCGATCATGAATTTAATTGCATCTGACATTGTGGATGGCTCACGTACAATTAATTTAATATTCATGTCCATATTTTGTACAATTGGAACCCATTCTGGTCTTGTGGCTATACGAACTTCATCACAAACCTCTAGCATTTGCTCAACATGCCACTGCAATAAAGATCGTTCGTCAGATACTGGAAGACAAAATTTTGGAATTCCTCCAATACGTGAAGCTTTACCTGATGCTGGTAATACTCCGATTGTATGCATTATTCTTTCCATTCATGAGGGTTAAAGCCATCTGGATATGAATCATTTACTAGTGGATCTTTTTTCCATGCGACCCAACCTTCTTCTCTAGCGTCTCCCCAATATAGATGAACAACGTCTCTATCTAATAGTCTACGAGCATCATTTCCATGAAGAATCTTGGCTTTATTATCTTTTAAGAAACTCATTTCCATTAACTCTGGAGCCCATTCATTAATATGCTTGGAGTATGGCTCTACTCCCAATTCTTTATACAAGGCATCCGTGAACATCTGTACGTCAGTATAGTAGTGGACCATATGGTTATGATTTATAATACCATTTGAACATCTTTCAACACATAAGTCTATAGCAGCTTTTAATACTGGACTTCCTTTTTTAGCAGCAATTACTTGAGTTGCAAGCCATGGGGTATCTCTTTCTATATCTAAAACTACATCGTAATCATCAGTTAGCCAATCAGATATAGGAGTTTTGCAATGTGTATCCATATCAGCATAAACTCCGCCGAATACATAAAGAATACCAAATCTCCATAGTCCAGCCTTCATTACTCCTAGAGGCAAATTTATATAAGTGTTATAAACATCTTCTGTAAAATTAAGTCTAAAGAACTGTTCTCTATCTGGACCAGACATATAGCCATGATCCCAATCTGGGTTTTGATCTTTCCAAGTTTGAATACTGAATTTAGCATAATCTGGCAATTCATCGTATGAAGTTTCATATGTTTGCCATATGGTTTTTTCTATCATTTTACTAGTCCGTTGTCCTTTAATGCACGATATATGGTCATAGTTGTTACGCCACATTCTTTTGCTATTTCTTCCATCGTCTTCTTTTGCACAACATAACGACGGTAAAGCCACTCTTTACTTTTATATAGTTTCATCGTTCCGTTAATACTTTATTAGAATAATGTGCTATGCCGAATGCATCTGCTACATCAAAATCATCTAACTCTAAATTATATTTACTATTAAAATAATCTACAGTACGTTGCTTTCTGATCTCCCGCATTTTTGCTTTATACCAAGAGTCAGCATGTCCTGGATTTTCAAACCTAAGCTTGTCTTTCTCCATCTTTGTTGGGTTTTTATTTCCAATATATGCCTGCCAAGATGTAGGAGATATAGTGATAACACTAGCCCCAGTAGACATAAGCTCAGCAAGGATGACACCGTAGACATAAGACAATTTTATCACGGCATCAGGAGATTTGACAAACACCGCCCCCTCAACAACAATATAGTCTGATTTAAGTTGGGGAAGCATGGCATGCATTTTAACTTTAGCATCATATATTTTTTCATATATATCTGCCCCTGCAAATTCTATTTTGCCCCATTTAAGTGGCTTGTCGTTTTCCATCAGGCAAAATGCTACAGAATTTGTTGAGGCATCAATTCCTAAAACACGATTAGCTTTTGTTTTAATTAATTCACCCAATTTCATCTAGCATCCCCAATAATTTTGATCTTTGATCCTGATTAACTTTTCTATTACATGATGAACATAGACTAGATTCATTGTATCTACTTAACTGAGTTCCGCATTTTTTACATCCTCTTTGAGCACCATTTCGTATTGCCTTTTTCTCATAATACTTTTCCATGATACGTCTATTTGTAGCAATTCTGCAACACTCATCTGTACAATATTTTTGATTATGAGTCTTTGGCTCAAACTCTTTGGAACATTCTTTGTTAGCACAAATCACAGTTTTGGAACCTCGTAGGCTTCAATTTGAACCATTCCTGTTTCGCCTGCCCAACATTCTTTTCTTATTGGACAATTTTTGCAGGCATAAGAAGTTTTTAAAAATGGCCTCATTGGAATATCTCCATCTTTAAAGTTATCATAAACTTCGCACATCCACAAAAACAAATTGTCGATAATCTCTTTATTCTTTTCAGTCATCTGAATTGGAATTAGCAGAAGCTCTTGGGTGTTTTTATTTTCATATAAGAAGAAAGCTTCTTTAATATCTTTAAGCTTCATATATGTTAGCAACTGAAGCATATGATTAGCTGACGGAGACATTTCTGCCTGCCTTGTATCCCAGACTTCTTGTTTAGCAGTCTTAATTTCTCCTAGCACATCTGTGCCATCCCAATCTATAACTAAGTCTATGAAGCCTCTGATAGGTGGGTATTCGTTTGTAATTTCAACTTCAGTCTGCACAGATCCAATTTTAGTAGTCTTAAATAAGTCTGTTGCTTGATCTTTAATTAGTTTTTGAATTCTGTCATGAGCCTGTGTTCCATAGGCCATATTAGCAACTGCTTGAGCATCATTATTGTCAACAAAGTGGGCTCCAGAAAATGCCATATACCAATATCTAGGACAATTTCCATGACCATAGCCAAGGGAGCTTGGACTAAATGATTTTTTAGTCATTTCTCCATCTGGTCTTTTTGTAGCCATGTAGGCATCGTCAAGCATTTTAGCAAATTCTTTAATATCAAATTTACCTTCGTACTTTTTAAATTTAAGGTTCTTAACTATATCTCTAGCCATTATAACGAACGACATACTTGAGGGCATCCACAAGTTTATCTATCGACTCCTTTGCTGAATAGTATACATTCTTCTTATTGTTATTAGCGGTTCCCGCTTTATCTTTAGCAATAGTAGAATATACTGCTGCAAGCATAGAGAACTTAGTTGACATAGCCTGCAATTCTATAATTAAATTAGGAGCCTTTGCAGCAGGAACATCTGGATTCATTAGCAGCTTCACCACAATAGCCAACGCCTTATCTAAATGTTCATCTTTCATGAACTCATGAAGATCATTAAATTCTGTTATATCACTGATCAGTTCTAGAGTGTTTTTGTCGCTCATTAAATCTCCTTGTATAATTTATTGCCCAAAGTCCCATTGGGTATCCAATGATAAACCCTAACATTAATCCAAATAAGAACTCAATCATAGAGCTTTACCTACTAGCATATAGCCTATCCATAATCCTACTATACCCATAACTCCAGCAAAAACTGGTGGTGCTGGAACTGGAAGCTTAAACAGTGCAAATATTGCACCAACGCCTGCTCCAGTAATAGTTGTCATAAAAATTTCTTTCATTCTTCCCACTTTTCTACTAATTGTTCTAGTAATGACCATTCTATTACGGCAAGTCTGGTCTTACTGTTGTCTTTGCCTAAAATTAATTTAAGTACTGGATACTTATCTCTGCTTACTTTAAATGTATCTGTGCAAACCTTGGACCATATAGCCTGTGAAATAGATATGGACTTTTCATATTCTTTGTAATCCACCACAAAAGATTTCCAAGTAGCATCGCCTTTTTGATAATCTCCACGTCCGCTATTTTTTTGCTGTTTAGCCCCATCACGTTTTGCTTCAGATCTTTCAGACATTAATTAACCTTAAATTGATTATGATGACCATTAGGACATTCCCAAGCCAATATTAATGTTGCTGGATCCCAAAACGCTTCTTGTGCATCCTCTTTACATTTAGAGCATGGCTTAATCCCATGAATTTTTTCTAGCTCAGCTTTGTGAACTAATTCTGGTTTATGAAAAAACTCGTTAAGATTTGGCACGAATCTGCTCCTGCAATTTCTCAACTACTTCTGGATTATCACGAAGGTATTGCACCGCTTTCGCACGTCCCTGGATCCGTTCCCCATCCACGGTGTACCAAGCACCACCTTTTTCCACAAGCCCACACAGTTCTGCAACATCAAGAGTTTCTCCGACATGATCTACACCAAGAACCTCTCCCTGGTAGTAGAAGTCGTACTGTCCCGAAAGATTAGGGGGTGAGACTTTACTGTAATCAACAATCCAGTTAACTGGTCTTCCGACTCTTTGTTCGATAATTTTGTCGCCAACTTTAACGCCAGCCTTAATAGCATTAGCCTCAGCTTCAGACGACCATAACTTAATGACGGTTGTAGAGAAGAACTTGACAGCCATTCCGCCTGTGGGGATGTGCGAAGCATGCATAGATCCAAATTGATTTCGTTGTTGTGAGATGAGAACAAGTAATGTATTTTTGTTTGCATAATTTAACATTTTGACTGCGTGGGTCATATCCTTTGCTTCTGCGCCGATTTGCTTAGTGTCCTGCAAATCTTTTAATTCATTTCCATCTTTTTCAAAATAGATTGCTGGTAGTAAAGCAGATATTGAATCTACTACAATTAAGTCTACGTCTGCTTCCATCAATTTAGTAGCAACGTCTACCATATCATTAATTGTTTTGGCTGGAGAATAGATTAACTTAGATGAATCTACTCCTAATTGTTCCGCCCATTTTGGATCATAAGATGCTTCTGCATCAATCCAAGCACAGGTCTTTCCTTCTTTTTGTGCCGACGCAATCATTTGTAGGCAGAAAGAAGATTTACCTGCAGATTTATTTCCCCAAACAAGGACCTGACGACCATATGGAAGTCCGCCACGCAAAGCAAGATTTAGGCCAATGCTAGGTGTTTCCTGCTTATGAACCTGTACTTCTTGTGCTGACTGTACTCTGTTTCTTGTTTTTGGATCTAGCTTTGCTAATATATCATCTAATACAATTGTCATTTATTTTCTTTCTTCTTTCTACCCATTATACCATTTAGAATAGGTTGCCGTGAAGACGTGGCCTCTCTTTATTTATATTAATTTTCTTTTCTAGAATTTCATCTAGGCTATGAAGAATTTGTTCTTCATTTCTCATCGCAGCATATACATCAAGAATGCGTATGATGATGTCTGCTATTTCTTCTACAACATGTTCAGATCCTTTGTTTTTTCTAATTGCTTCTAGAACTTCAGTAACTTCTGAATGAACTAAAGCTAAAAGCATCTAGCCCATACTCTGTAATAATTTCATTACTGTTCATTTTTATCTCTCAAACTAAATGTAAATGATGGGCCTTCCTCATCATAACTGATAACTAATTCTTTGTCTGTATTTGCGGCATCTAAAAACTTTAGAGTTGGAACAGTCAATTTGCCATGCTCTTCTAATATTGATACAAGCACTTGATTTATGCTGACTGATTGTATGATGCCATCGACATCTTCTGTCATGCTATCTCCTTTATATTTAATGTTCCGTCATCAAGTTCTGACAACTTGACCTTACACTTCATGCCTTCCCGCATTTTTGCAAGGGCAAACTTATACATAGTTGGGAATGCAATTGCACGAGTAAGATTTTTATCTTTATCTGTCATGACGATATGAGCCATCATCTTGCCAGCCTTTGTCTTATACGGAGTAAAGTTTACCACAAGATACTCGTCCTCGGCAAGATCATACTGTTTACGATATAGGTAGTCTACGAATAAATCATTAGACTGCGGATCAATATCAGAAACCTTAATATATCTAGCTATTCGATTATCTCCTACCAAAATAAAGTACATTTGGTTTGGTTCAATTTGCGTCTGCTCATTATGGAATAGACCTATAGAACCAGTTTCATCAACCAACTCCACTCGTGCCCAACCATTACCACGCTTAATATTTTTAACCATTCCGAACATAATAAACGAACCCAGTTCGTCAAACTCTTCGATTGGTCTAGCTTGTGCCTTAATTCTTGGAGGCAGGTCAAGATTAAATGTAGGTATTCCTAGATACTCGTAGTAATTATCTTTCTCATTACCCTGTCTAGGATTATCTTCAAATGCCGCACCACCAATTGAATTCAATGCAGCAATTGCTCTACTATTAATTCCGCTACCCTTTTTTGAAGCCTTATCAATAAGATCTTTATAGTTCACATAAGGTCTTTGGTCTATAATCTTATTTGCAATGCTATCAGAAATAAACTTCACTTCTGCCAAACCGAATACGATGGCATCACCTTTCAATGAGAAATAAACATCTGACTCGTTAACATGTGGAAGCTTAACCTTCAGACCCAATCGCTTTGCTTCAATTAGGTATTCTGTTCGGGTGTCTTTGTTTCCCTCATTTCTAAGTAATGAAAACATAAATTCAAGAGGATAATAAAACTTAAGCCAAGCGGTATAATAAGAAAGCATAGAATAAGCAACGGCGTGAGAACGATTGAACGAATACCCCGCATGGGCTTCGAAGTCGTGCCAAAGATGTTGCGCCTCTTTTTTAGAAATATGCTTCTCAGCTCCAGCAATAAATTGATCCTTGAATTGGTCGAACTCTTTTGCATCTTTTTTCTTTCCAATGATTTTGCGGACCTTGTCTGCCTCAGACCATGTCATTCCGCCCAAGTGTACGCAGGCCTGCATAACTTGTTCCTGATAAATAATTACTCCGTATGTGTTTTCAATAAAAGGCTGCATAATGGGATGAACATATTTAATTGCTTCATTGCCATGCTTACGATTAATATAAGAAGCACCTACAGTATTCATAGCACCTGGACGAACAAGAGCATTTGATGCTGCAAGATCTTCAAATGTGCTAACGCCCATCTTCATGAGTAGGTTTGTATATGGTGTTGCTTCAGCCTGGAATACTCCTTTTGTATATCCTTCGCTCAACATTGCATAAACCTTTTTATCGTCTAATGGGATTTTAGAAAGTTCTAAATCTTTGCCATGTCTAGACTTAATTGATTGAAGAGTATCGGATATAACAGACAGGGTCTTTAGGCCCAAAGCGTCAAGCTTTATCAGACCAATGTCCGCTACTGTATCCATGTCATAAGCAACAACTGGTATTCTTCCAGAAACTTTATCTTGTGCATCTTCACGAGATTCAATTGGAGCAAATTTACGAATGTCATCCTTTGCAACAACTACGCCAGCAGCATGAACACCAACAGATCTAATCTTCCCACGTAGTCTTTCTGCAAGCCAAGTTACTTCTGGATATCTAGTTCTAAATTCTTTTGTGTTTGGAGACTCTAGGTAGTCTTCAAATGTATCTACTGATTTCAAAGCTTTGTTTACTTCGCCAAGAGGGATCATAAAAACACGAGCAGCATCTCTAATTACACCCTTATCTTTAAAATAAGTAAATGTAGAAATAGATGCAACGTGCTTAAACTTCTTCTTTAAATAGTCTTTAACTTCCTTGCGACGGCGGTCCTCAAAGTCTGTATCAATATCTGGGAAGTCATTACGCTCTGGATTGATAAAGCGGAAGAACAGTAGGTCATATTTAATTGGATCAACATCTGTAATTCCAAGTGTGTAGCAAACTAAAGAGCCTGCTGCGGAACCACGACCTGGCCCAACCATAATATTATTATCCTTAGCCCAATTAATCATGTCAGCTACAACTAAGAAGTAGGATGCAAATTTCTTATCTTTAATTACTTCTAACTCTTCCTGCAATCTGTCAGCATAGACCTTATCCTCTGCCAGACCTAGGCGTTTAAGGCCTTCTGAGGCCATCTCAGCCAGTTTCTTGTCAGCATTGGTCTTAGGGACTGGAAGCAAGTCTAGACCCTGGTAGAAGTCGTATTCTCCAATTTTAGAGGCTATCTCCATTGTATTATCAAATATATCTGTTCTATTTATGCCAGCCTCTTTGAAGTCCGCCTCAATTTCTTG